AGCAAACAGAAGAAGACAGAGCGATATTCAAAGAACAACAGAGAAAGATAGCAGGATTTAAGGGCTATATAAATCGTAACGAGATTAAGAGTGTGGGGATCTCCAAGGCAGAACCTATGCCGGAATATACACGGGAGGAGGTGGAATTACCGTCCATTGATGACGATATGATTCTGGTCGGTGCTGGTAATTTCGATTATACAAGTATAGCATTAGAATCCCTTTAGAATAGCATTAGAACAACATTAAAAGTGAGATATATGATTACTACAGAAGTTAAAAAACAGATTCTTGAGGCGATAACTGCCAACAGAGTGAACTATCCGAGTGATGCAAAACATGCCGCTTCATTGGGTATTGCGACATCGGTTTACAGTAGCATAAAAAACGGACAAACCGATAAGGCACTCAGCGAAGCAAACTGGATTACTATAGCACGCAGATTGGGTGTCAATCTCCGTGGAGGTATCGAATGGAAAGCAGCTCGTACTGCGACATTCGACTTCATAAGCGCACAGTTGGAGGCTTGCCAGAACGCTGGACTTAGCGCGATTATGTGTGACATTCCGAACATTGGAAAGACATTCACAGCACGCTATTATGTAAAAGGACATCGCAATGCTGTTTATATTGATTGTTCACAAGTCAAGACCAAACAGAAACTTGTGCGTAAGATTGCGACGGAGTTCGGTGTGAGCGGCAACGGCAGATACAGCGATATTTATGAGGATCTTGTTTACTATCTCCGTTCCATAGAGACCCCTCTTATAGTTCTTGACGAAGCCGGCGATTTGCAATATGATGCATTCCTCGAATTAAAAGCATTGTGGAATGCTACTGAAAGATGTTGCGCATGGTATATGATGGGTGCAGATGGACTGAAGGCTAAAATAGACCGTTCAATCGAACATCAAAAAGTCGGTTACACCGAAATGTTTTCCAGATATGGAGACAAATACAGCAGAGTAACTCCAGCAGACAATAAAGACCGTGAAAAATTCCTGATGGATCAGGCTGCTGTGGTCGCTAAGGTGAATGCACCTGAAGGTACAGATATAGCTGCTATGGTGCGTAAGACCGCCGGTGGACTAAGAAGGGTGTATACAGAGATTGAGAAACTTAAAATGGCGTAGTCATGGCAAAGAGAGCTTATAGTCCAAAAGATGTCGCGAACATAAAGCATAAGGTGTTGCCTTTTGAGGGTAAGTGGAAGGACGTGTTTGGAGAGCCGGAACAAGGCGACACCTGGTTTATTAGTGGTGCTTCGGCAAGTGGCAAGAGTTCCTTTGTAATGCAACTTGCCAAAATGTTGTGTAGTCTTGGGAATGTTTTGTATGTGTCGCTTGAGGAAGGTGTCGGAGTGTCGATGCAACGCAGACTTGCGCAATTCAAGATGAACGAGGTTCAAGGCTCATTCAGAATAACTACAGATGGCGATATAGACGCTCTTGCCGAAAGGTTGGCAAAGCCAAAAAGCGCAAAGTTTATAATAGTTGACAGTTACCAGTTCGCTTTTGAAGCAGGTTGGGAATACAATCTGACAAGAGACCTTATAGACAGATTCAAGCATAAGACTTTCATTTTTATAAGTCAGGAAGACAAAGGAAAGCCTTTGGGTAAGCCAGCTGTAAGGCTGAAGTATAAGGCAGGTGTCAAAGTCAGGACACAAGGGTTCAGAGCCTATTGTCAAGGTCGATACTCAGGCAATGTTTCCGAGTATTTTACTATCTGGGAAGAAAAGGCGGTGGAGGTTTATAATGAGAAATCGAATGATTAAAATAATCTAATATGGAAAAGAAGAAAGTTTACATCAGCGGTGCTATAGAGCATCATGATTTGAAAGAGAGAAAAGAAATATTCAGAGCTGCCGAAGTGGATTTGGTTCTGGCAGGATATGAAGTAATCAATCCGTTTAACAACGGAGTACCACAGACTGCACACTGGAGAGAACACATGAGGGTTGATATAGGTTTGCTGCTTGGATGTGATTGTATCTATATGCTTCGTGGCTGGGAACTGTCGAAAGGTTGCAAGTTGGAACTTGATGTGGCAAGCAGCTGTGGCATTGAAGTAATGTTTCAACATGATGGGTTATGTATAGAAACATGATGGGTTATGTATAGAAAGAAATTGACGAATGACCATTATGTTGAGGTTAATGCCAAATTAAGCGATCTCCAGTATCGTTTGGCGTGCCTTGAACGAGAGAAAGACAATATGCAGTATGAGGTGTATGTGAGGGAACGCAGCACACTCAACCATAAGATAGAATGTCTTGAGGCTCGTATTGAAGGAAAATGGAAAAAAGCAACGGAAACATACAATTGTAAAGGATATGAATAAAGTAGCAAATAGAATCAGTGACAGACAGAGACGCAGTCTGTTCTACATTTTCAAAAGCATGAAGTTTAACGATGAGATGCGCCATGACTTCATTCTGGATTATACAGATGGTCGTACAGACAGTCTGAAGGATCTTGACTATATAGAAGCTCAGGAAATGATACGCTACTTGCAGGAACTTGGCAGAACGCCACAGACCAGAAAGTATAAGTCTGAATCAGACAGACTGCGCAAAGGTGTTATTAAAGCCATCGGACAGTATTTTGAGGATAGCGGACTGAACGTGAGTCTTGACTATATAAAATCTACAGCCATACGTGCTGCGGGAATTGTTCCGACAGGTTTTGTAAGTCACGACTTCAACAGAATACCGGAAACGACCCTTACAAGAATATACAACGAGTTCTGCCGGAAGCAGTCGGTTATGAGGGTCAAAGATAGAATACCAAAAATAGGATTGAATTAATGATAAAAATTATTGGGGTTAATTATGAAAACACTTCATTTGTTCCTAAAGCACAAATATTATAATATGATCGATTGCGGTTTTAAGACGGAGGAGTATCGAGAAATTAAACCATATTGGAGTAACAGGTTCCGTTGTCAAGCTCATGGAATCTGCGATATGCACACAAACTGCATTCCAGTGGCAAAAGGTTTGGGTAGATGTGATAAATACACTCACGTTCAATTTCATGATGGGTACACTAACAAGACAATGACGTTTGAGATAGAAAATATTGAGATAGGTTTTGGCAAAGCCGTGTGGGGTGCCCCAGACCATGAAGTATACATCATCGTATTAGGGAAAAGAAAAAATAACAAATAATCACAATTAACAAGGAGGAATAAATTATGAACGAAACAAAAACAATTAATGTGACGGCTGACGAATTGGCTGAGTTCAAGGCGTTCCAGGCACAAAAGGCAAAGCAAGCCGAAGAAGAAAGAGTTAAAGCTGAACGAGAACAATATAAACAGCTTGTGGATGAGGAGATAGATGCTTCTATTCCTATATTGCTCTCAATAAGCGACGAAATTAAAAAGAGTAAGTCAAAGGTAATGGATAACTTCAAGACCATTCTTCAAATGAAGTCGGAGTTGTTCAAGACCAAGGTTAAGGATGATCAGCGCAGTCATACCTTTACCAACAGTGAAGGCAACAAACGAATTTCACTTGGTGTTCATGTTACAGATGGTTACAGGGATACTGTTGAAGATGGTATTGCCATTGTAAAAGAATATATCTCAAGTCTTGCTCATGATGAGAAAACTGAAGCCTTAGTAAATATGGTATTCCGTTTATTGGCTCGTGATGCGAAAGGAACACTGAAGGCAAGCCGTATTGTCCAGTTGCGCAAGGTGGCTCAAGATGTAGGTGATGAACGTTTCCTTGAAGGTGTACGCATTATAGAAGACAGCTATCAGCCGGAAATAAGCAAGCAGTTCATCAGAGCTGAGATTAAAACAGAAAACGGAGTATGGAAAACCATTCCTCTTGGAATGACAGAATCCTGATGAGATATGGCAAAAAGACGTGGAGTAAGTTATCAGAAACGTGTTGCGGATATTAACGCGATATATGACAAATACGCTAAGTTGGGCTACAGCAACCGCGAGATTTGGCGCAGATTTGTCTATCCTATTTATCCTGTCTCGGAGCGCACATTCTATAACTTGCTCAAAGCGTCTGCCGACCCCAAGAATGAGATACCTAAAGAATTAACCTTGTTTTTAGACTTTGGCGATGAACAATGAAGTAAAGAGAATTTTCCGCAATATTATCAATGATATAGCGGTCGATATGAAAGAAGAATTTGACCAAAATTTTGAACGTGAAGCCTTCTTCAGCGAGAAATGGCAAAGGCGAAAATCCCCTATTCGCGACAAAGACAGAGCTATACTTACAGATTCCGCTGACCTTCGTAAAAGTATATCTTTCAAAACTACCGACAACAGCATCACGTTTTACACTACACTTCCATACGCTGAGATACATAATGACGGCGGTGAGATAGTAGTGACAGAACGTATGAAAGGTTTTTTCAGATATAAACTCCGACTGGCATACCGAAAGGATAAGTCGAGTCCTGAAACCGAGTTCTGGAGGATGATGTCGATGAAGAAGGTCGGTAGTACGATCGTAATACCGCGTCGTCGCTTCCTTGGAAAATCTCCAGAGGTCGAGAAGAAGGTCAGAGAAATCATAGATAAAAATCTTACCGAATTTTTTAATGTTGAATTTGAAATAAACAGAAAATGAGAAAAGAATTATATCAATCAATTTGCTACAATTTGAACACATTGTACAAAATGCCTAATGGCGATATCGTCAGAGTTTGGAAAGGAGAGGATGTTCCAGAAGGAGCACAGCGCATCATTAACCATATTGATCTGTGGAATCATAATGTGGAATTCATCGAGCAGGAAGAGAACTGGTCGTGTCCGGCTGTATTTGTTGAGTTTTCTCCTATTGAATGGAATGAAATAGTGCCTGGTCTTGAATATCGTGCAGAACCGTTTGTGAAACTGCATATAGTTACCGAATGGAAAGGATCTTCCGCTGACGGCAGTGAACTGTCTGAAGATGCATTGTCTATATTCGATTTGCCGGAGATTATTCATTCAGCATTGTCTTTAATGGGTGGTTCTAAATACCTTGAGTTTGATTTGATTGAAAGCCAAACAAACCACAATCATGAAGATATTGTTGAGAATATAGAGGTATATCAATGTGTAGCAATCAAAAGAATAAAACAAATATGAATATGGGAAAACAGACAATAAGAAAAGGTTTTCATAGACCATTCCAACTGATACCGCCATGTTTAAGATTCTTCTCTATCAGGAGAGATTTTGTAATTAGCAGAACTTTTGTTTTTACAAAATCATGCCGATATATGTTGGATGGTGGGGATCAAATGGATTGGAATAAATTATTCGGATTCTGTTATGGTGTCAATGGCATACACGCCAATTCTGTAAGGTTCGTATGGAGATATTCTCCATCAAGAAATATGGTTGAAATCGCAACATATTGCTACAAAAATAGAAAAAGAATATACAAAATAGTAGATAGTGTTTGTATTGGTAAGCCTATCTATTTATCTATATCAAGACGTGTAGATATAGAAGATGATATTATATTCTTCCTCTGTGATTTAAAAGTTGTAGATAGAATAATAATGGAATCAAACAAATTTGTTTTTGGCTGTGGTTTGTATTTCGGTGGTAACAGAACAGCTCCACAAGACATAACAATATATTCTGAATCTTAAAACTATGGAACTGAATGAAATTATAAAGGAGGCTTTAAATTTGCCTAAGAAGGATAAGACTAAGCTTATTAATGAGCTGCTCGCTTCCATGTCAAACAAGGACGGCAAAACAATGCCTGTGTACCGTGCGTTAGAGGTTTTTGGCGAAAGATACAAACATTTCAAAGGTACGGAATATCGTTTGGGCAAGGTGGATTTCAAATGGATGAAGGAATTGCTTTCGCAGATAGAACAAAAGATGATAGAGAATCCGCCTGTGATAATCACTGATGATTTGCTTGTTGATACCTTGGATGCATTTCTGACATCTGTTAGAAATATGCCTAACCAGTGGTATTTTGATAATAGATTTACTCCGGAAGGACTCTCTAAGGATTTCCAGAAGATTTATGGTAATATCTTTAAGAATAACGGTTATGGACGAACAAAGACAGCTTACGATTATCTCTAAAAAGGACTACGAACCTAAGGCATTGTCTCTTGCCATGCGAGAATCTGGAATTGACACTGTTGCTAAGTCGGTACGAAGCGATGTCGTTTCGATAAATAGGCTTGTCAGAGAACTTGGATACAAGGAGACCGCTGCGCTTATCGTGATGCAGCTTGCGCGGCTTGAGATGATGTTGAACGTCTCTAAGCAGATGCATCCTGAAGCGATGGCAGAGACGGCGACAATGGTCGTGGATTCGTGTATTAACGCCGGTGTGGGTGTTAATGTAGCTGACATCGATATAATATTCAAGAGGGCGTTAAAAGGCGAATACGGCAAGATTTACGGGGGCGTTTCGTGTGCTGATGTCCTTAGATGGTTTAACGAATATTATGTTGAGAAATCTGAAGCTTGTGTTCAATATAACATTGAGAAGTCGAGCGAGTATCATTACTATTCGCCACGATCGACCGAGCTCGCCGAAACGAGAGAACGTGAGCGACACAGAGCAGCTGCCGATTATTACAGAGATTTAATGAATAAAAAAAAGAAATGAGAAGAGGCTGTCTAACAAGTTTAGACAGTCTTTTTTTTTGTATAATTATGTAATGTTGCCAAAGACAGTTTGGCGATAAGCTTGTAAATAAATGACAGTTAATGATATGGATATACTTTGATGGAATGTCTCCGTCAAAGTTTTTTTATAAAAAAATAAGGCTTTTCCGTTGAAAATCAGCGAAAAAGCCATTGCTGTTTGAGATTTTTTTCGTATCTTTATGGTGCAAAAACAAAAAACTTAAAAAACCTACAAAAAGTTACAGCGATGGCAAAGTTAGCAATAAAATCCGACAATCAGAACCAAATAATGCTTTTTCCTCCAAGTTTGGACGAATTAATCCCTTCAAACCACGTAGTTCGTATAGTAAGCGCTGTGATTGACCGTCTCGACATAAGCGAGATACTGTCAACCTACAAGGGCGGTGGCAACAGCTGCTTCGACCCGAGGATGATGCTCAAGGTTCTGATATACGCATACCTGAACAACATATACTCATCAAGGAAAATAGAGCGCATGCTTGCGGAGAACATCTGCTTCATGTGGCTGTCAGGCATGAGCCGTCCCGACTACCGCACCATCAACTACTTCAGGGGCAAGCGTCTCAAAACAGGAATAGACAATATCTTCACGCAGGTAGTCGAACTTCTGCATCAAGAAGGTCTTCTGACGCTGGACGTGCAGTACATCGACGGAACGAAGATAGAGTCGTCATCGAACAAATACACCTTCGTGTGGAAGAAGACTGTCATGAAATACGATGAGAGACTCAAGCGTAAGACGCTGGCGCTGATAGAACAGATAGAAAAGAACCATGCCATAGAATGCGAGGACGAGACATCAGCAGGCGAACTTACAGTCGAGGATTTCTCCGAAAGACTGGAACGTCTCAGCGAGAGGATAGACAAAAGCGAACTCAGCAAGCAGGAGTCCAAGGACATCAGAAAGATGAAGGAGGAAAGTCTCCCGAAGATGGAGGAATACAGGGAGCATCTGGAAATCATGGGGGAACGCAACTCGTATTCCAAGACCGACCATGACGCGACGTTCATGAAGATGAAGGAGGACCATATGATGAACGGACAGCTGAAACCGGGATATAACGTCCAGATCTCAACGGAGAATCAGTTCATTACACATTACGGCATCTATCAACGTCCGACAGACACGTTAACATACATCACCTATCAGAAAGCCTTCCGCGACAGATACGGCAGGTTTAGCGATAGCAACGTCGCCGACTCGGGATACGGCAGCGAGGAGAACTATAAGTTCATGACAGACAACGGCATCGCGCCATACGTCAAGTTCAACATGTTCCATACTGAGCAGAAAAGGAAATACAAGGACAACCCGTTCCTTCCGCAAAACCTCTATTACAACAGGGAGGAGAACTACTACGTCTGCCCGATGGGACAGCACATGGACTTCGTCAGGAAGGAGAAGCGTTATACGGACAGCGGTTTTGAGCAGACGGTGTCGATATACAGGGCGAGAAGATGCCATGGATGTCCGCTCAGAGCAAAATGCCATAAGGCAAAGGGGAACAGGACCATAGAGGTGAACCACAGACTCAACGCCTACAAGGACATGGTCAGGGAACTGCTGACATCGGAAGAGGGCTTGGAGCACAGAAGCAGACGTCCGATAGAACCGGAGGCTGTGTTCGGACAGCTCAAGGCGAACGGCATGTTCAAACGATTCAGGCTCAAAGGTCTTTCTGGAACCAATGTCGAGTTCGGTCTGAAAGCTATTGCACACAACCTGATGAAACTCTCTAACAAGGTGGCATTTTCGGATCTTTTTGCTAAAATATCGGCGTTTTTATGCGCATTTTGGAATGCTCTGACAAAATCTCAGAACCCTCATGGAAAAATCTTCAAATATGTTAATAATCCAGAGTTTTGCTCATAAAAAAAGAAACTGCCTAACTTTTTGTTGTTAGACAGCCTCTAT